AGTAATTCAACCAGACTTAAACAATATTTTTTGTAGAATAGAGTTTCAAGTAATTTCAACAGGCTCAATAGAAGTCATTGAAACATCAGTAGCGAGGCTAAGATAAATGGCAACTAATATTACATCAACGCAGCTTGACTTTGAAAATATTAAGTCTTCATTAAAAACTTTTTTCAAAGCAAAATCTGAGTTTGCAGATTATGATTTTGAAGCATCGGGTTTAAATAATATTTTAGATGTATTAGCATATAATACACACTATAATGGACTTATAGCTAATTTTGCATTAAACGAATCATTTCTTGATACAGCACAATTAAGACCTTCGGTAGTATCACACGCAGAAATGCTTGGTTTAGATGTTGCATCAAAAACATCTTCAAAAGTTACATTAAGAGTAAGTATCAATACTGGTTTAGTTGTAGGAAGACCTACTTCAATTCTTCTTCCTTCTGGTTTTACTTTTAATACAAATATTGATGGCAATACATATCAATTTCATACTAGACAAAAATATACTGGTATAGAAGCAAATGGCGTATATACATTTACAACAGATACTGGTGTTCAAGAAATTATGGCATATGAAGGTAAAGTAACTACAAAAACTTTTTATGTTGGTGAAACATCTGATAGACAAGTTTATATAATACCAGATCCAAATATGGATATTAAAACTGCAGTTGTAGATGTATATAATTCTACAACATCAGAAGATTACGACACTTATACTGAATTAAGTAGAGCAGTAACAGTAGATTCTACTTCAGCTTATTACACATTAAGAGAAATGCCTAATGGATATTATGAGTTAAATTTTGGTGATGGTGTATCATTTGGTAGAGCTCCAGTTGCTGGTAATAAAATTATTATTAATTATCTTAGCACAGCAGGATCTGTTGGCAATGGTGGAGTTACATTTACAGCTAATGATACCATTGGTGTACTTGGTCAAAGTTACCCCGTAAATGTTATTGGAATTACAAAATCTATTAGTGGTTCAGAATTACAGTCTATTGATACTATTAAGCAGTTAGCTCCAGCAGCATTTGCTACTCAACAAAGATTAGTTACAGCTCTTGATTATGAATCTATGATCAAAGCTAATTTTCCACAAATAGAAGCAGTAGCTTGTTGGGGTAGTCAAGATAATATTCCAGTTGATTATGGATGTGTTTATATTAGCACTCAATTTGCTAATACTACTACTGTAGCAGAACAAACAGATATTAAAGCAAATATAGTTAATACATATGCAAACAATCTTGGAATTATGGCTATTGGAACAAAATTTGTAGATCCAGTAGTTTTAAATTTTGAACTAGATACAAGAGTTCAATGGGATCCTAATCTTACTGGTCTAAAATCTGGTAATATTGAAGGTAGAGTAAAAGAACTTATTACTACTCATTTTAATACAGTATTAAAAGGATTTGGTAAAACCTTCAGAAGATCAACATTACTAACTCAGATTGATGCATATGATCAATCAATTCTTTCTTCAAGCATGAATGTTAGACTTCAAATTGAATTTAAACCGACATTAAATTTACAAGATACTTATAGTATATATTTTCCAATAAGATTAGAACAACCTGGTTTAGATGCTTATAGTATTACATCTACATCTTTTACATATGGTGAAAATAATACTATTGCAAGAATGAGAAATAAATTAAATACTACAATACTTCAAATTATTGATGCAAATAGTTCAGTGTTAGTTGATAATATTGGATCTTACTTTCCACAAAGTGGATTAGTTCAATTAAATGGATTTGAACCAAGAGCAATTATTGATGGTTCAACAAGCATTAAAATTTCAGCTACTCCTCAAGATCAAACATCGGTTAAACCTCTTAGAAATTATATTTTAAAAGTTGCTGAAACAAATTTAGTTGTTGGTGTTAATATTGATTACCAAAATACAAATATAGTATTAAATAGTTCAAGCGGTAGATCTGTGGTAGGTACATCATCAACTGGTAGTTCCAGTGTATCATCTAATGGCTCTGGCGGAGGCGGGTATTAATAATGTCAAATGGCCGCGAAAGAACATTAAAAGATTTTAATAGACTTCCATTAGAATTACATAGGAGTTCTGTAAAAGAAATCTTACCAGAATATTTTATTAAAGAATATCCAAATATTATTTTATTTTTAGAATATTATTATGACTTTATGGATGCTGAAGGATTTGGTAGTTTAATAAAAGATATTTACACTTGTAGAGATATTGAAGATAATTCTTTACAACAATTAGATTTATTATTAAATGAATTTGCTTTAGGTGTAGGCATTAAAAAATTCCCAGTTAAGCCAAGAGAAATTATTCGTAATTTTGCAAAATTTTATCGAGTAAAAGGTTCTAAATATTCATCTGAAGGATTTTTTAGAGCTTTCTTTTTAACCGATGCCGAAATACATTATCCAAAAAATGATTTGTTTTATCTTAATGATAGTAGTTCTGAAATTGGTGTGGACCAACAAAAAGTTATACAGGATGGCGGAATATATCAGTTATTATCACACCTTATTAGAACAGATAGAGGTATGCCAGAGTGGGAAGAGTTATATAAGAAATTTGTACATCCCGCAGGTTTTCATTTAGCGGCTGAAATAGTAATTCAAGAGCCGGCAATTAATGCTGCAATCTCAGCTGCACCCGTACCATTTGCAGATACTTTTCCATTTTCTGTAATTAGTAATGCAAATTTATCAGATAATTTTATATATGATTCACTTGGAACAAGACCAGTTGAAGATACTTTACAGTTAGTTGATATTACTGCTCTTGTATCAGAAGTATATAATGGAATTTCTTATAACTATCGATTACATGTTAGACCATTAAGCGAAAATATTTATTTAAATAGAACTATAGCTGAATTAAATGCAGCATATCCTACTACATATGCTTGGGCAGCACAAACACGACAAAGTTGGAATACAACAACTGATAGTGCTACTTTAATTAGAGTTGATAGTAATCCATCGCTTCATCTTGGAAACGGTATCGATTCTTATGGTTACTATGGAACATATCCATCATTCTATGTTGGCACTGGAGATAATCCAAGCTATATGAAAACTCCGTATCCATCTATTATTACTACATCGCTTGCATATGCTGAACTTGGTGCATCTCACTTTGCTGCAGATTCTGATATGACACAAGCTTATCCACTTTATGATTCAGATTTAAGACCATAAAGGCAAAAAACTATATAAATATAACCAACAACAGAATTAATATTTTTAGTATTACAATTTGAACATATTAAGATAGGAAATAAACTATGGTAGCTATCGTCACTGATGATTTAAAACACAATATTTTAAAAGAGTTATTAGCTGATTATAATTCAGCTGGTAATGAGTATTATATTGGAATTGGCAGATCTGAACAATGGGATAGTAATGATGCCGCTACCACCCCATTAAACTCAAAATTTGATGCAATTGATTTTAAAGAAAAACTTCAATCTGTTAAAAAAGTAGAAGCAGCCAGTTTTATTGTACCAAGACAAGATTGGGTATATGGAACAATTTATCCACAATGGGATGACCGACGAGCAGGAAGTTTAAGTGTTGGTAAAAGATATTATGTTTTAACAGATAATTTTGGAGTATATATTTGTTTAAGAACGGGTGTAAATAAACAAGGAGTCCCACAACCATCTCTTGTTAAACCTAGTGGCAATGAAAATGTTGCGCCGTTTTCTACATCTGATGGTTATGTATGGAAATTTCTTTATACAATCAGTGCTTTGAAAGCAAATTTCTTTTTATCTTCTCAATATATGCCTGTTCATATTCAAGAAACTGCACCTGATTCTAATTCTACTGGTATTGAAATTAAACAATATGAAATTCAGCAAAATGCTGTACCAGGTAGAATCACTTCATTTGTAATGACAAACGGTGGTAGTGGATATGGCACTGCCGGCGCAATTCCTAATCTTGTTATTAGAGGTAACGGTACATTAACATTTGGTGATTCCGCCGCAAACTTTTTAAAACCTATTATTGACTCAGATAATGGAACAATTACAGCAATTCAAACTAAATCAGCTGGCTCTACTTTAAATTATTTAGATAGTTATGATTATGCTGAACTTATTATTTTACCAGATGGATCTGGTGGAGATAGTGCACGAGCAAGGCCAGTTGTAGGTCCAACTCCAGGATTTGGATTTGACGCTAGAAAAGATTTAAAAGCTGATGCAGTAATGTTTAGATCTAAAATTTTAGATGCTGATGATGATTTTATTTTATCTCAGGATTTTAGACAAGTTGGTCTTATTAAAAATCCACTTCAACCTGATTCTACAGGTCTCTTTACAGAGCTTACTGGCATAGCTACAAGAAATATGAAATTATCTTCTTATACTATTGCATTTAGTAAAGATCGTAAAATTAAAGGTGTAAGCTCAAGTGCACAAGCATATATAGATAACGTAGATTCAAGTGTTTCAGGTGGAACAAGAATTCACTATCATCAATCTCCTGATACAGGATTTAAATTATTTAATGTAGGTGAAACTATTCAAGAAGTAGATGGAAATGGTGAAGGTGTAATGGAATCATTTGATAATAACGCTGAAGTTGATAGATTAACTGGAGATGTATTATATCTAGATAATAGAGCATCAGTTCAACGAACTGCAAACCAATCCGAAGACATTAAAGTCATCATCCAACTATAAAAGTAGAGTAATAATATGACAGTAACTTTTTCAGAAAACTTAATGAATGCTACCTATAAGGATGATTTTTCCGATAGTGACGGGTTTAAAAGAATTCTTTTTAATCCTCGGCGAGCTCTACAGGCCAGAGAACTAACTCAGTCTCAAACTATTATTCAAAAAGATCTGGAGCGGTTTGGTAGAAATATCTTTAAAGAAGGAGCAATGGTTAAT